TATTGGGATTGAAAAGATATTTAAATTTGATACTAGCAGCATCTCTGGTGGGATGTTCAGTATTAAATATCAATTATTTTTAAACGATCTAAATTACTTTAATTCTGTTGAGTTATTACAATATGCAATGACTAAGAGTTATTTGGAAGATATTGATTTCTTATTAACAACTGATAAGCAAATCAGATTTAATAAGCGTCAAGATAGAATGTATCTTGATATTGATTGGAATGCACAAAATGCTGGAGACTTTTTAGTTATTGATTGTTATAGAGCACTTGATCCAGATTCATTTACTCAAGTTTATAATGATAGTTTTGTTAAAAAATATCTAACATCATTAATCAAACGCCAGTGGGGACAAAATTTAATTAAATTTAGGGGAGTTAAATTGCCAGGTGGTATTGAATTAAATGGTAGAGAAATTTATGAAGATGCTGAAAAAGAAATAGAACAACTCAAGCAAATAATGATGCTTGAGCACGAATTACCACCTCTAGATCTTATTGGATAATGTTAAACCCATTTTTTCTACAAGGTTCTCAGTCCGAACAAAGACTTGTTCAAGAACTAATTAATGAGCAACTTAGAATGTATGGGGTTGATGTTACCTACATTCCAAGAAAGATAGTTAATAGAGATACTATATTAAACGAAGTTGAAACTTCCAAATTTGATGATAACTACACTATTGAAGCATATGTCAACACATATGAAGGACATTCTGGTGCTGGAGATATTCTAACTAAATTTGGAATGTCACTCAGAGATGAGTTGACAATTACAATATCAAAAGAAAGATTTGATGATTTTATCGCAATGTTTCTTGAGGGAGAAAGTGATGATGAAATTATTGTATCTGGTAGACCAAGAGAAGGTGATTTAATTTATTTTCCTTTTGGACAAAGATTATTTGAAGTTAAATTTGTAGAACACGAAGATCCTTTCTATCAGTTAGGCAAAAACTACGTCTATCAACTCAAGTGTGAACTCTTTGAATATGAAGACGAAGTTATTAACACATCTGTTGATGAAATAGATACTCAAATTCAAGATGAAGGTTATATTACCACACTAAAACTTGCTGGAATTGGTGAGACTGCATCAGTATCCCCTGTTATCAATACTGGTTATGTAAGAGAAGTATTTTTGAATAATGATGGAAATGGTTACACATCATCACCAATCATCCAGTTTGATGATTCACCAGTATCAGGTGGAACTGCAACAGCAGTTGCCATAACAACAGCAGTTGCTGGTGTTCGTTCAATAAAAGAAATTCTATTAACAAATGCTGGATTTGGTTATACTTCCGCACCAGGAATAACAATTTATAGTGGTGGTGGTGTTGGAGCAGCAGCAACTGCTTCAATTGAAACTACAGATAAAGGTGTTGTTTCCTTTGCTTTGGTTAATGCTGGTTCTGCATATCCTGCAGTTCCTACAGTTACGGTTGCTCATCCATCTGTAGGTGCAGTTGCAACAGCATCTACCACGAGTGGAATTGTTACATCAATTACATTGACAAATCCAGGAACACAATATAAAACTGCACCCACAGTTACATTGTCAACACCATCTTCTGGTATCAATACAGCAACAGCAACAGCAACTATTGGCACTGGAGGTACGGTAACCGGATTTACAATTACTAGTGGTGGAAGTGGTTATGATGGATCTGTAATAGTTTCAATCTCCAATGAAGATTCAAATAAAAATGGTGTTAGAGCAGTTGCAAGGGCAGAAATTTCGGAAGGAAATGTTATTACTGCAGTAAGAATTGTTAATCCTGGTATTGGTTATACAGAAAACCCAACAGTCACTGTTGCAGATCCTCCAGCAATTTCAGGTATTGGAACATATCAATTTAATGAATTAATTACAGGAGAATCTTCGAGAACAACAGCAAGAGTCAAAGAATGGATTCCCGAATCTAATACACTTAAAATTTCCTATGTTGATGGAACATTTACAAATGGTGAATTGATTGTTGGTGCAGCATCTTCTGCAACGTATGCGGCAGATTTTTATACCAATGATGATACCTATGATAAATATACTGACAATGATTCTATTGAGACTGAGGCAGATCTCATAGTTGATTTTACAGAATCGAACCCTTTTGGTAATTATTAATGTTAGGCACATATTTCTATCACGAAGTAATTAGAAAAACAGTTGTTTCTTTTGGAACTCTGTTTAATCAAATTTACGTGAAACATGATGATGCGAATGGAAATGTTGAAAGTGAAATTAAGGTTCCACTAGCATATGGTCCTGCTCAAAAATTCTTGGCAAGATTAGAGCAGCAGGAAGATTTAAATAGAGCAGTTCAAATTACATTGCCAAGAATGTCTTTTGAAATGAATAGTATTTCATATGACCCCACAAGAAAAGTTTCGATAACCCAAACTTTTAAGGCAGTAGATGATAATAGTAGAATTAAAAAAGTTTATATGCCAGTGCCATATAATCTTGGATTTGAATTAAACATTCTCACAAAATTAAACGATGACGCTCTTCAAATTGTTGAACAAATTCTTCCGTATTTTCAACCAGCATTTAATATTACTGTTGAGTTAGTAGACTCAATCGGAGAAAAAAGAGATATACCAGTTGTATTAGATAATATTTCATTTCAAGATGATTATGAAGGTGATTTTTCCACCCGTAGAGCTTTAATCTATACATTACAATTTACAGCAAAAACATATCTGTTTGGTCCTATTGCAGATAGCACGGATGGAATTATCCGTAAGGTTCAAGTTGATTACTATTCCGATACCGATAGACAAAAAGCAAAGAGACAAGTTAGATATACTGCTACCCCACAGGCAAGAAAAGATTATGATAACGATACTGGATCACTAACAACAGAAACTATTGATCTTACAGAAACTGTAATTGAATTAAACGATACTTCTGGTATTGCAGTTGATAATAGAGTTATCATTGATAGTGAGATTATGAAGGTAACTAAGTTAACTAGCACCTCTGTAACGGTTAAGAGGGCACACAGCGCAACAATTGCAGCAGAACACCGCAAGGGATCAAAACTCAATGTTCTCAGCACTGCTGATGATGCTCTCGTTGCACCAGGTGATGACTTTGGATTCAACGAAAGTCTTGATTTCTTTGAGAGTGGAGCAGACTTTAGTCCAACGAGAAAAATTGATATCTAATTTATGTCTGACAAATTTGATTCTATCGATGATGCTCTTAACACTAAGTGTGAGATCGTTAAAACAGAAGGACAACCTACTGAACTAAAGGTTCCCGATAAAGGTTCTCAAGACCTTACAAAGGATTATGAATATACAAGAGCAAACTTATATTCATTGATTGAAAAAGGTCAAGAAGCGATCAATGGTATCATGGAACTTGCTGGGGAAGGTGGAAGTCCCAGAGCATATGAAGTTGCTGGACAACTTATTAAAAGTGTTGCAGATACAACAGATAAATTAGTTGATCTTCAGAAAAAAGTAAAAGATCTTGAAGAAGATTCTACAACAAAGACAACTAATAATGTTACAAATAATGCATTATTTGTTGGATCAACATCAGATCTGCAAAAACTACTAAAACAAGGTTTTCTAAATAATAGTAACTCAGACACTAATAATGAAAAAGTGTAAGCAGGGTTATTATTACTGTTATAAAGATGAAAAGTGTAAAAAGATTCCACTAGGATATCGTGTGGGTCTGGGTGGATGGCTTCGTCGTGAAAAAGAAGAAGAAACAGAAGAGGATACGAAAAAGAATGGCAATGGAAATGGTGCAAATGGCAATGGAAATGGGAATGGGGAGTCTAATGGGGGCTCTGATGGCGGAGGAGTATCAGAAGCATGGAGTGCAAAATATAAAAAATCTATCGATTGCAATAATCCAAAAGGATTCTCACAACAAGCACACTGTAGGAATAGAAAGAAAGTGAACGAAGAAAAGAAAGATCACGAGTATTCTATGGCTCGTTCCGAACTCAAAACTATTAAGAACGCTGCTTCCCGTCTTGAAAAGAAAATGGGTAAAAAGGGTGAAGGTGAACTTAAGGCGTGGGTTCAATCAAAAATCACTAAAGCAGCAGATTATATTGATACCGCTGCAGATTATGTAACTAATGAGGAAACTATTGCAGAAAAACGTGATGGAAAATCTGCAAAAGATAAGGGATATTCTCTTCGTGATTGGTTCAAAGGTGGTGGTTGGAAACAGACAGGTGGTAAATACGATGGAAAACCCTGCGCTAAACAACCTGGTCAAAAAACCAAACCATTCTGTAGAGATGCCGATGATCGTGCATCAATGAGTAAAGATGAGAGAGAAAGAAGAGCTTCAAAAAAACGTAGAGAAGATCCAAATCCAGATAGAAAAGGGAAGGCAAAAATGGTAAGCGAAGGTAAAAAGGATGCCTGTTATCATAAGGTCAAGTCTCGTTATTCTGTGTGGCCTTCTGCTTATGCATCAGGTGCTTTAGTCAAGTGTCGTAAAAAGGGTGCTGCTAACTGGGGTAATAAGACTAAAAATGAAGGATATGATCACTCCAACTGGAGAGATGATTTCAAAGAAATGAGATTTGATTTTATTGATATTATCAAACCAGAACCACTTCAGGCAACAGATGGTATTGGAAGCAGAATGCTTGATGAAGCAAAGAAGTGTTGGAAGGGTTATAAGAAAGTAGGAACTCAAAAACTTTTTGGTAAGACTTATAATCGTTGTGTAAAAGAAGGCAATAAAACTTTTAATCAATTTTCAGAAGACTGGCAAAAGTCAAATCGTAAAGACGGTGTGGATGGAATGAGTCAAAAATCTGTTAATGCATATAAGCGCGAAAATCCAGGTTCAAAGTTGCAAACTGCTGTTACAACAAAACCATCTAAATTAAAGAAGGGAAGTAAGTCTTCAAAGAGACGTTCATCATATTGTTCCCGTTCCAAGGGTCAAAAAGATATGCATAACATTGATTGCACTAAGACCCCAGACAAGAAAATCTGTAAAGCACGAAAACGCTGGAATTGTTGAGGTTAGTGTATGAGTGAAATTTATCTTGGTAATCCTAACCTAAAAAAAGCAAATACTCAGATTGAGTGGACTGAAGATATAATCGTTGAGTTCCTCAAATGTAAAAGTGACCCTGTTTATTTTGCAAGAAATTATATAAAAATCGTTTCACTTGATCATGGTCTTGTCCCCTTTGACATGTATCCGTTTCAGGAAAAGTTAATTCAAAACTTTCATGATCAAAGATTTAATATATGTAAGATGCCTCGCCAAACTGGCAAGTCTACAACTTGTGTATCATATCTTTTACACTACGCTGTTTTTAACGACAATGTTAACGTCGCAATCTTAGCAAACAAAGCATCTACAGCAAGAGATCTACTTGGAAGATTACAACTTGCTTATGAAAACTTGCCTAAATGGATGCAACAAGGTATTATATCTTGGAATAAGGGTTCTCTCGAATTAGAAAATGGGTCCAAAATTTCAGCTAACTCTACTTCTTCATCTGCTGTCCGAGGTGGATCCTATAATGTCATCTTTCTTGATGAGTTCGCGTTCATCCCGAATCACATTGCTGATGACTTCTTTGCCTCTGTTTATCCTACTATTTCTTCTGGACAGAGCACAAAGGTAATTATTGTTTCTACTCCTAGGGGTATGAATCATTTCTACCGTATGTGGCATGATGCAGAAAAAGGTAAGAATGAATATATACCAACAGATGTTCACTGGTCCGAAGTTCCTGGTAGAGATATAGTATGGAAAGAACAAACTATTGCCAACACTTCTGAGCAACAATTCAAAGTTGAATTTGAATGTGAATTTCTTGGATCTGTTAATACTCTTATTAGTCCTGCAAAGTTAAGGAATTTAGTTTATGATGAACCAATTCAAAGAAATGCTGGTTTAGACATTTATGAAGATCCTCAAGAATCACACAACTATCTTACTACTGTCGATGTTGCTCGCGGGATGGGGAACGATTATTCTGCATTTATTATATTTGATATTACAGAGTTCCCATATAGGGTAGTAGCAAAGTATAGAAACAATGAAATTAAACCAATGTTGTTTCCTAGTGTTATTGATGAAGTCACGAGAGCATATAATAATTCATTTGTTTTAGTAGAAGTTAATGATATTGGTGATCAAGTAGCAAGTATTTTGCATTTTGATTTAGAAAATGAAAATCTTCTCATGTGTTCTATGAGAGGGCGTGCTGGTCAAATTGTTGGATCTGGGTTTAGTGGTAAAAAATCTCAACTTGGCGTGCGAACAACGGCAGCAGTTAAAAAATTAGGATGTTCAAATTTAAAAACTCTTCTAGAAGACGATAAGATATTGGTTTCGGATTATGAAATTATTTCAGAATTAACAACATTTGCTCAAAAACACAATTCTTTTGAGGCAGAAGAAGGTTGTAATGATGACCTTGCTATGTGTTTAGTTATTTTCTCCTGGTTAGTTGCACAAGACTACTTCAAAGAAATGACTGATAATGATATTCGTAAAAGATTGTATGAAGAACAAAAGAATCAGATAGAACAAGACATGGCACCGTTTGGTTTTATTGCTGATGGATTTAACGAATCCACGTTTACTGATAATGAAGGCGAAACTTGGTATGCTGATGAATATGGTGATAAATCTTACATGTGGGATTATATGTAATGGACTTTGATGAAGAGTTTGAATTAGAACACTTAATCTTTAAACAAAGGAAATGTAAGTCATGTGGGGTGATAAAGGATTTAGTTGATGGATATTATAAAACTAGAAAGGGTGGTGGACCTTCTGCATATTCATATGAATGTAAAGAATGCACGAAAATAAGAGTGATTAATACTAGAAAGATAAAAAAATCAAAAGATATCTGCAAATATCTTGATTCATATCCTGATTGGTAGGTGTTCACACACTGTTTCCCGAATGAAAATACCTGTTTTAATAAATATTTTTAGAATAAACTAGGACTGAGAGAGGAACTTAAGATGCCGCTAAATTTAGCATCTCCTGGCATTGTTGTTAAGGAAGTTGATCTAACCATTGGAAGGGTTGATCCAACTGCCGAAGGTATTGGTGCGATTGTTGGACCTTTCGAAAAAGGTCCAGTCAATGAACCAGTTCTTATCAATAGTGAGCAGGAGCTTTTAAACACATTCGGAAGTCCATACGCAACTGATAACCACTACGAAACGTGGTTGGTGGCATCTTCGTATCTTGCATATGGTGGATCTCTTCAGGTCGTAAGATCTGACGATACAGATCTTAAAAACGCATTCGCAGGTTCAGGATCTGCACTTAAAATCAGAAGTTATGAGGATTATGTAAATCTCGGTTATGACGAGAACGTTATTCCTGGACTAACAGTTGCAGCAAAATACCCTGGATCTTGGGGTAATGGGATGAAGGTTGCAATCATTGATGGTTTAGCAGACCAAATCCTCAGTGGTTTTTCTGGACTCGATGGTCTTGGAACTGGTGTTGCTGTTGGTATGGGTATCACCCAATCAATGGTTGGTAGAACCAAAATTGGTGTTGGAGTAACAGAGGCACTTGATGGTTACCTCAAGGGAATCATTACTGAAGCATCTGCAACACAAATTTCAGTTAAAGTTGTTGAACATATTTCTGCTTCAGGAACTGTAAGTGTTGTTGACTATCAACCAGGTGGAACATATGCGTTCACAAAAGATGGAGCACTAGGTGTTCATACTGCTGGTCAAACTGTTGCATTTGCATCAACAACTGGAACCACTCAACAAGATTGGTTTGATAATCAAACTATTGCTATTAATAGTAACACCACAGTTTCTTGGAGCACTTTAGCAGATAGACCTGGAACTTCAGTTTATGCTGAAGATAAAGGTGCAAGACATGATGAAGTTCATGTTGTTGTATTTGATGCTGATGGTGATGTAACTGGTAATGCAGGAACCATTCTTGAAAAGCACATTGCACTTTCTAAGGCATCTGATGCTACTTATTCTGCTGGTGCTACCTCTTATTGGAGAAAGTATTCTGCAGAATCTTCAGAGTATATCTTTGCTGGTGGAGCACCTGCAGGTATCACCACTACTGGTTTTACAAGTGGATCATTTACCAAGGCTTCAGATATTGGTTGGGACCAATCAGCATCTGGAATTCAGTTTGGTGCAGCGGGTAATCAACTGTTAACTCTTACTGGTGGTTTAAACTATGATGGAACCACAGATCTCGATGCAACTGGAGCACTTGCTGCAAGCACTGGTGATCTTGCCGCTGGTTACAATCTCTTCCTGAACAATGATGATTATGATATCAACTTTGTTTTAATGGGTGGTGCAGGTTATGAAAGAACTTCTGCACAAGCACTTGCAAGTAAGGTAATCAACATTGCCGATACTAGAAAGGATTGTGTTGCATTCGTTTCACCTTGCAGATCTGAACTTCTCACTACAAGTGGTAGTGGTTATACCGTTAAGAGTGCTGCTGACATCACTCAAAACGTTCTAGATTTCTACGCTCCTATTCCTTCATCTTCGTATGGAATATTGGATAGTGGATACAAATACATGTATGACAGATTTGCGGATACTTTCCGTTATGTCCCACTGAATGGTGACATTGCTGGCATGTGTGCCAGAAATGATGCAACTAACTTCCCATGGTTCTCACCTGCTGGAACTGCAAGAGGTGCTGTTCTCAATGCTGTAAAACTTGCTTACAACCCAAGTCAAACACAGAGAGATAGACTCTATAGTGCAAGAATTAACCCAGTAATCTTTACACCTGGTGGTGGTATCACACTATTTGGTGATAAGACCGCACTTAACAAATCATCGGCGTTTGATAGAATCAACGTTCGTAGATTGTTCATCTATCTTGAAGAAGCAATCAAGGGTGCGGCAAGAGACGTAATGTTCGAATTTAACGATCCTCTTACAAGAAGTTCTTTTGTTAATGCTGTTGAACCTTTCCTCAGAGATGTTCAAGCAAAGCGTGGTATTCAAGAGTTTAGACTCATTTGCGATGAATCTAACAACACTGCAGCAGTTATTGATTCTAATGAATTTGTTGCAGACATCTTTATTAAACCATCACGCTCCATCAACTTTGTTGGACTGACGTTTGTTGCCACCAGAACTGGTGTCTCATTCGCAGAAGTGGTTGGAAACGTTTAATTCTACTAATTCTCAAGAGGTACTCTTAACGAGGTAATAAAAAATGGCATTCAGAACAATTTCCCAATTTAAAGGACAATTAGCGGGAGGTGGAGTCAGACCTAATCTGTTTGAAGTTGAATTAAACTTTCCAAATGGTGCGGGTCAAACGCTCGGTTTCATGAGTAATGAAGCAACTCCTTCTGCTGAAAATGCATCCATTGACAATACTACCAGTATTGCAAGTAAAGTTCCTTTCATGGTAAAGGCAGCAAATTTACCTGCTTCCAATATCACTCCAGTTGAGGTTCCTTTCCGTGGAAGGATCCTTAAGGTTGCTGGCGAAAGAACTTTCGATACTTGGACAGTTACTGTTCTCAATGATGCTGATTTCCAAATCAGAACATCTGTTGAACAATGGATGAACGGTATCAGTAGACTAACAAACGGATCTGGTGAAGTTGATCCATCAATGTATACTGCAGATGCTCTAGTTAAGCAACTTGATAGAAATGGTGATACTTTGAGACTTTACAATTTTGTTGGATTATTCCCAACAAATATCTCAGAGATCGCACTCTCAATGGATACCACAGATACTATTGAAGAGTTCACCGTTGAATTCCAAGTTCTTTACTGGACTGTTGGTTCTGGTGATGATTCATCAGCATACCCAGCAGTGAACTGATAAATAGTTAAAATAACTCAGTAAAATTATAAAATGGCAAAACTCTTTGGATTTTCTATTGAGCCTAGTGAATCAAAATCAAAATCAGTATTATCCCCCGTTCCCCCTAATAATGGGGACGGGGTTGATAATTTTATTGCTAGTGGATTTTATGGGTCGTATGTCGATATTGAAGGTGCATATAGAAACGAACACGAATTATTAAAAAGATATAGAGAAATGTCAATCCACCCAGAGGTGGATAATGCTGTAGAAGACGTTGTCAATGAAGCAATTGTTAGTGATCTCTACGATTCACCTGTAGAGGTTGAACTTTCTAATGTTAGTGCGAGTGATAAACTAAAAGATATTATTAGAAAAGAATTTAGATATATCAAAGAACTATTAGATTTTGATAAAAAATCACACGAAATTTTTAGAAATTGGTATGTTGATGGACGTTTATATTACCATAAAGTAATAGATATTAAAAAACCAGAAGAAGGGATTAAAGAACTGAGGTATATTGATCCCTCAAAAATGAAGTTTGTTCGTCAAGAAAAGAAACTGAGTAAAGGTGCCGAAGGAATTGATCTTTCTAGAACTTCAGAAACAAGTAAGGTTCTATATCCAGAAATAGAAGAATACTTTGTATATTCACCAAAACCAAACTTTCCGATTGGAATGGTATCTGGTGCAGGTGGGCAGAAAGGTATCAAAATGGCGAAAGATACAGTCACATATGTCACTTCTGGATTAGTTGATAGGAATAAAGGTTCCGTTCTTTCATATCTCCATAAAGCAATCAAGGCACTCAACCAACTCAGAATGATTGAGGATTCCTTGGTTATCTACAGACTATCAAGAGCACCAGAACGTAGAATCTTCTACATTGATGTTGGTAATCTACCAAAAGTGAAAGCAGAACAATATCTTCGTGATGTTATGAACCGCTATAGAAATAAGCAGGTTTATAATGCACAAAC